GTCCTGTTTTGAAATTGTAAAAGATTTTTAGTGTACTGATATGTTTTATTTTGATTATCTTTGTTAAGTTTTCTTACAGTATTAGTTATCTTTTCAACGAGTGGGTTGTTTAATTTTGGAAGTCTAATAACATCTTCAGTATCACTTATTAAATCTTCTAGATCTACATTAAGAGATTTAGCTATACTTTGAATTGCTTCTAAAGATGGTTCAATAGGTTTTTGTGTTTGTGGATTAATTCCTTTTTCTAACATAGAAATGTAACCTTTACTTTTTCCTGATAAATCAGCTAGTTGTTGCATAGTTAATTTTTTTTCAAGTCTAAACTGTTTGATTTTATCACCTAGTTTCATGCTTCCACCTCCTTATTTATAAGTGTACAATATATTAAACACCGTGTCAATTAATTTATGTACAATATATTAAACTTTTTTCAAAAAAGCTATTGACTTTTTTTGTTTAATATATTAAACTTATTTTAGACGATAAGCTAGGAGGTGATTAAAAAGTGAATACGGGATATAAAATAAAAGAGTACCGTGAAAGAAAAAATTTATCTCAAACAGAACTTGCTAGAATCAGTGGTGTATCTAGATCAATTATTGTCGGACTAGAAACAGGAACGTATACAACGACAACTACTGATACTTTATTAAAGATTGCCAAAGCACTTGATGTAAAAGTTCAGGATATTTTTTTAAATTAAAAGTTTAATGAATTAAACTTAATTAAAGGAGATTTTTTATGGGAATATTAAACTTTCTAAAAGGAGAAAAGAAAATGACAGTAGAACCTATGTATCTGATGAATGAGGGTAAAGTTTTTAGTGGAGAATATAGAGATACAGAAACTAAAGATACTTTTGATTTGAAAGACGAAGAGCTAATTAGAAATGAGGTCATTAATGTATTAGCGAAACACAATGTTTCATATTGGAAAGCTGAGGTAATACTTAATAGAGCAAAATTATTTCTTAGAAAAGAATCTGTAGTTCAAGAAATAAAATAAGGAGAGATAATCATGGATGTAAATATTATAGGCTATTCATTTATACAAAAGGATTATCCAGTAGCCTCACAAATAGATACTAATATAGGAAATATAATTTTGAATATAGAGGTTCGGAAATCTGATAAACAAATAGTCCCAGAGGATTTGACAAAAATATTAAATGATACTCAAGAGTTTCTTATGAATAAATATTCTAATTCTTTGAGGTAATTATAACATAAAAACAAGGAGGTAGACAAAATGACAGAAATACAAATTGATTTAGTAGAGTTGAGAAAATTGGATTTATCTTTCCCTTATTTTTCAAAAGAAGAAATCATGAAATGTTTTGATATAAAAGATACAGCATATGATAAATATAGAAAAATGTTTAAAGAAAAAGTTAAAGATAAACATTATCCATCGATATGTTATTTGAAGATGGGGACTAAAGAATTCTTTAATGTTTATGCTTGGTTACATTTCTTTTCAAATTTTGAATATTATCAGGATAAAAGATTAGAGAAAAAAATAGTGAGATTTACTAAAAAAATCGTTGAAGAATTTAGAGAGATAGGAGTGGCTTAAAAATGAATAAACTTAGAAAAAGAAAATTTAATACTTATTATTGGACGTGTATTGTTGTTGCGGTATGTATGCTAATATTTAGCAAAATTGACTGGGATACAATATTAGCTGGATTAATGGCATCAACTTTTATTCCATTTTATGCACTAGATGAAAGAGGAGCTTATGCATTCCCAGAAGGTGATGAAGATGAATAAACTAAAGAGATTATTTGTTAGACGTGGATTTGAATTAATAGAAGGTATGAATGGAGAATTGCCAGTCAAGGCAACAATTCATAGTGCTGGTGTTGATTTTATTGCTAGTTCCGATATTATTATCCCAGCATTTAGGTTTAAAGGTGAAGCTACATTAGTTCCTACTGGTATAAAAGCTTTTATGCCTAAGAATGAATGCTTACTAATATTCGCTAGAAGTAGCTTACCTGTTAATCGTGGCTTAATCATGAGCAATGGTGTAGGGGTTGTGGATTCTGATTATTATAATAATCCCAAAAATGAGGGACATATAATGTTAGAGTTTAACAATTTAACTAATAATCATTTAAAAATTAAAAAAGGTGAGAGAATCGGTCAAGGGATTTTCTATAAAGTACCTAAGGTAAGTTATGGAGTACGATTGAAAGGAGACAAACGAGGTGGAGGATTTGGAAGTACAAACAGATCAAAATAAAGAAAATTTTAACGAGGTTCAATTAAAAATGTATAAGCACATTTTATATTATGGCGTGAGAATTGAACCTTATGTGGAAGATAAATTTCCAAAAGAATATGAAACACATGAATTATTTGAAGTACTAGGTGCATATTTTACAAAAGCAGCTAAAGTACTAAAAGAACTGCATTTAAAAGAGGAGTGATCTATTATGTGTGTTCTAAATTACAGAGCATTTGTTGATAATAAAATGTATAAAATGGTAAGTTGGATGGGTGATTTTATTACCTTGAGCAGGAAAAATGAAAGTAAATATGTTCAATCAATCAATGTTAAGCGTGAAGATATATTTATTATGCAGTCTAGTGGACTTAAAGACAGAAAAGGTAATGAAATATTTCATGGTGATATTGTTAAAAATTCTGATAAGGATATAGGAATAGTAAGATTTAAAGATGGTGCTTTTGAAGTAGACTTTAAAGAATATATACCTGTTTTATTAGGATTAATTAATGATGATCTAGAGATAATAGGAGATATTCATAGAAATAAAAAGTTACTTGATAAAATTATTGATAAAAATAAAAAAGTAGTCTGCATGAATAAAGTTGAAAAAGGATTGTCCAGAAAAAGGAAAAGAACGCCTAAAAAAGACGTTCAATGATTTAACTACATTATATCTTAATTAATATAAAAATGCAATAGATAATAAATAAAAAGTAGGTGGATATTATGTTACTCTTTGACGAACAGCCAATAGTTTTTGACAGAACGTTGGCAAGAGAAATAGGTGATAGACATGCAACAGTATTGCAGCAAGTTCACTATTGGATAGAAGTTAATAGGAAAAATAAAAATAAAGAAGTCTATAAAGATGGATATTATTGGACTTACAGATCTATTAAAAAATGGCACGAAGAAGAATTTGATTACTTATCATTCTCTACAGTTAGAAGAACATTCGATGACTTAATAGAGAATGGATATCTAATTACTGGAGAATATAATAAGTTCGGAGCAGATAGAACAAAATGGTATAGGGTGAACAAAGATAAAATTAGTGAACTTTATGAAAAAATTACTAATGAAAAACATCTGTCAAATATGACAAATGCAAATGCTCAAAATGAGCAAATGGAAATGTCCAAAATGAGCAGTTCTGAAATGCTCAAAATGAGCCAACCTATACAAGAGAATAATAAGAGATTAAATAAAGATAATATATCATATCAATCTAATAATATTATATATGTTAATCAAAATGAAAAAGTGAATGAATTGAATGATTCAAAAAATATAAATGATAAGTCTTTTCGAAAATACAATACACAGTATTTCAGAGACAGCTTTGGGTATTCCCGAGTTAGCAAGAATAAACAAGTAGAGCTTGACAAGTGGATTAAATATGCAGTTGATATTTGTCTAATGCCTCCTGATGCAAAATTACACGTTGGAAAGCAAGGTGTAACAGCAGGAGATGTAGTTAAGAAATTAATTGAATTAAGATATGAACATATTGACTATATTTTCACTAGATTAAGCCAAGTTAGTTATCCTACTAATCATAAAAATTATATGTTGGCAGTACTATATAACGCTAAAGAGCAATATGAGAGTAGCAAATCAACCTTTACTGGCGGGAATAATGCTCAAGGTAGATATGTAGCTCCAATGCCAGATTATTTACAAGAAAGAGTAAATAAAAGAGGTAGAGGAACTAAAGAAAGAACTGTTACTGAAGAGGATGAGGCAGCATATAATGCCTTGATGCAGGAATTATACGGAAAAGAACGTGGTGATGTTTAATGATAATTTCTAAATAGGAGGTTATCAATTTGGAGTTTGTTGAACCATTAAGAACACAAGAAGAACTTGATGCAATGAATTATTATTTTAAGAGTAGGAGTGAACGTGATTATTTACTTTTCTACATGGGAATCAATGTAGCGTTTAGGATAAGTGATCTATTAGGACTGAAAGTTGGAGATGTCAGAGGTAGAGATAAAGTCAGAAGACGTGAGATGAAGACTGGAAAGTTAAGAGAGATGATTATATTACCTAAATTAAAGCGAGTGTTAGAGGAATACTGCTTTAATAAAGATGATGAAGAGTATTTGTTCAAGTCAACACGTTATAAGAACTCAAATAGACCAATTACAAGAACTCAAGCTTATAGAATACTTAAAACTGGTGCGAAAGAGTGTGGGATAAAGAATATAGGTACTCACAGCTTCAGGAAAACATTTGGATATCATTTCTACAAAGAGAGTAAGGATGTAGTAACGCTTATGAAATTATTCAATCATCATGATCCTAGTATTACATTAAGATATATAGGAATTGAGAGAGATGAAATGAGTAAAGCAGTAAAGAAATGGGGTGGACTGTAACCTCATTTATATTTAAAACTATACTATGTAACCATTAAGGAAAAGAATACATTGTATAAAACAGAGTATATTCTAAATGCTGGTAATAGGGCGGTTAGGATATATATATCAGATGTAACAGTTTATAAGATATGTTACATATATATTTAATAAATCAATCATTCAATCATTCATTCAATAATAAAAATTAAAGGAGAATAATAAATGACTAATAACGTAGTTTTAGTAGGAAGATTAGTAAGAAATGTTGAGTTAAGACAAACATCAACAGGTAAGGAAATGACTTATTTTACTTTAGCAGTAAATAGGAATTTCAAATAGGTTGTGTTGCATTTGGAAAGACTGCAGAGAATATGGCACGATTTTTGGGTAAAGGCAGCTTAATAGCTGTAGAAGGTAGAATCTCTACAAGGAATTTCCAAGGTAATGATGGTAAAACTGTTTATGTTACTGAAGTAGTAGCAAGTAGTATAACTTTCTTAGAGAGTAAGAAGCAACAAGGGAATACTAATCAATATGGACAAACAAAAAATGGTGGTTATAGCCAACAAGCTAATAATGATTTTGGAGGATTTGAAG